TTTGCCTGTATTATCCAAACGCCTTTTCTATTTGTACACTAAAAGTCGTCCAGCTGTACACCAGATAGCGTACAACCAGACGACAACAATTAGTAACCTATTAGCATCTAATACTTGGGAACTCAATATTAAACTGTGGAAGAACCAGAAGGTTAACACCGCTAATATCATAATGAGTATTCAGTCTAAGATACAGATGTCCGTTATACACAATGATTGTCAAAGAAGTGACTTCCTTAGTTGAACCACCATTTGAGAAAACCTCACACGGTACAGTAACCGCACAGTCTTCATAGTTTGAACCAGTAACTAGACCACTACTTATATCCAGATAATCTAAACCTAAACCAGTATTAGGTAGTGTAATACGTGAACCTTCAGCGTACGCAACTTTGTGTGTTCTGTTTGTATATACACTTGTAACTCCATTGTGAACCACTTGATAAATATTGAAAGTAGTTTGACCTATTGAAGGTGATACTAACTTAGTGTAATATACATCACAACTACCATTCTTAATAGCAACATAGCACTGCTTAATAAGCTGGTCTAAACCATCTGTTGTAGGGTGAACAGCGTCTACGTTTATATACTCTCTATTATGTAGTACATACTCTACATTGTTAAGGTACACACCAATGTTACTATTCTCAATAGTTCTCTTATAACATATAGCCATATCACCATATGTTTTAATGTTAACTGGATTAGTTGTAGCTGCAATGAAACCACAATACACTTTAGCATTAGGAAGGTTTGAAGCAACATAACTCTTAAAAGCGTTAATAGCTGTACCAACACTAGCTTCACTTTCAAGCGTATCATTTGCACCACCAAGTACAATTACGTGTGTAACATCTGTTGCTGTAAAACGATTAACAACATTTGACAGAAGAGTCTGGAAAGTTGTACCATCATTTGCGTGAGCAAAACCAGTTGACCCCAAAACACTAATCACATAATCACTACTTGAAAGACCAAGTCTAGAAGCAATACCCTTTGGTAACTTATTATCTTCTCTAACCGAATAGCTATCACCAATAAAGATAACCTTATTCATACCACCAAGTTTTCTAATCTGTGATGTATTACTTTCAACCTTATCTTCAAGTGTATCGATACGACTATCAAGTGTATTAACAGTACCAGAAAGTGTAGCAACTTCTTGTCTATACTCTTCAACTTGTGCGTTATAGTTACCAGTAACCACCCAATAATCGGTATTACTAAGTGGTGTTCCTATTGGAACTGGCTGTCTAGAGGTATAAGCTGTACCATTATAAGTAACAATAGTAAGTGCTTCATATGCTCTAAGATTATCCCATTCTACTGGGTTAGCAAATACTGGAACATACCTATTACCTATATAAATATTATTCATTTACTTACTCCTTTCTACTAATTACTCTGCTTCATCAACACCAATCAAATTGAATCCAGCTGTAATAATATTATTAACTGTACCAGCTAAGTCACTAACAGTTGTAGTAAGTTGACCAACACTAGTCTCTAAAGTAGTAACTCTAGTTGTTAAAGCTGAAACATCAGCTTCAATAGCATCATCAATAGCATCTCTTAAAGTTGAAAACTTAATTTTCTTAGTAACACCATTAACATTAACAACAAAGACACTATTATCATTTATAGTATTAGTCTCAATCAACTGACTAATTTTAGTATACGATAATTCTTGTGAAGCCATAGTATATCTCCTTTCTATTAGCTATTTGCTGTATCAACACCAATTAAGTTGAATCCAGCGGTAATGATATTATTAACTGTACCAGCTAAGTCACTAACAGTGGAACTAAGGGAACTAACTGTACCCTCTAAAGTAGTAACTCTAGTTGTTAAAGCTGAAACATCAGCTTGAATAGTATCGTCAATAGCATCTCTTAAAGTAGAATACTTAATTTTATAAGTGACACCATTAACATTAACAATAAACACGCTATCATTATTTATAGTGTTAGTTTCAATCAACTGACTGATTTTAGTGTATGATAAATCTTGTGACGCCATCTGTGTTCACCACCTTTCTATTTTCAGTTTGTACTATTTCTGGTACTTCTGTAGCTAAACTTCTTTCAGCATCTAGTGAATCGGTAACAAGGCAATAGCTGTCTGGAAAACTATTATTTTTATAACACCTTGCAATAACACCGATATTCAATAGAGTGTTAAAATATTTCTTAGTTGTACTGGAGTGTAAGGTGTCCATACAAGTCACCATTCTGTATTGTACCAAACTGAATGTCACTCCAGTTATCTGGTATTATAGCCATAAAATATCCAGACGTTGACAATCCAAAAGATACAGCTTTGATACACTTAGTTATATACTCTTTAACTACACCTTCTATCCAGCTAGTATCAAACTCATCAATCCACTTTTGTACTTCTGCCATTTCAGCTTTAAGTTCCTCAATGTCCTTAACATACTCTTTATCTTCGTTAATCATATCGTTGATATATTTAACAATCTTACAGAGTACCTCATAATAACTTAAGCTGTCATCATACACGAGTGGTAAAACTTTATAACACCAGTATCTAAAAACTCTAGGTTCATTTGTTCTACCCATACTATCTCCTTTCTACCACAATCTTAGGAACAATTCATCAAATTCCTCAATAACCAACATATCAATATTAAGGAAAGTCTCTCTAAACTTCATGAGCAAATCGCTATAAGGCATAGTACTCATCTTACCAACAACCCTATCAACGTAAGCATCAGTATTATGTACTACTTCATCACTATCAAGTTTCGTACTATTAGCATCATTCTCACTGAACTCATTTGTCTCATTCTTAGTAGTGGTCTTAGTATCACTTATAACCTCTGTTCCTTGATTACTTCCAGCCAAGTCTCTAGTCTCAAGATTATTATCAAAAGTTTCATCATGAGAAGTACCACTTGTGCTATCGTTAATAAGTCTAACATTAGTTAAATAAGCATCACCCTCTACATCAGTATTCTGAATAGTTCCTTGTGGTGTATCACTATACCTATCACCTTTACTACCAGTTCCACTAGCTGAACCATCAACGGTAATATCTCTAGCATCACTGACAGTTCCAGTATCAGTATAACTACTATTAGTTGTCTTCCGTCCATTATCAACAACCTCGTCACCACCAGTTACATTGCTTTCACCACTCTTAGTTCCATCATAGTCCGTAGTGCTATCAACACTCTTTGTACCATCATTTCTTCCTTCGTGGTTCTTAGTATAGTCAACATCTTTGAAAGGGTCAAACTCCAAAAGAGCACTCTCATACAGCTTATTGTAATAAGGCATAATCTCTTCTAGTTTTGTATTAACCCATAATTTCCATATACCAACAGTTTCGCTACTAATTTCTCTAAGATAATAGTGCTTTAGTATCTTAGAGCATAAAACGCTACGATAATCTTCATCAAAGAACTTACAAGTGGTTGTAAAAATCTTATTCCAACTTAATGAAATAACCCTATCAACGTCATTACAACCAACACTTTCTTCAAGTCCAGCGTCGTGCTCACAAATAAATCTAACTTCTGTTGTATATTTACTCAAAGCCCTCACCATCCTCTCCGATAGTACCATCATTTATTGGTACACGTTCTTCGTCTAACATCTGGAAGTCTTCTCTATAGTTAACCTCAATGTTAGTTCCAAACATAGCATTTATTTTGTCAACAGCTTCTCGTCTACTCTGCAAACGTGAGTATCTACTAGCTATTGTACCACCTTGATTACGTGTTACCTCATCAGTTATCAGTCTTTCTTTCTTATTGATATTGATATTACTAATACCAAGATAAGTCAACGCTTCATTCCAGTACTGAGTCTTAAGCTGGTACAACTTATCTGCAACATATGGAGCATCAGTCTTAAGCACACCTAAGTCATTTATATCTAGGTTTTTATCCCCAAATATATATGGTGCGTTACCATCAAACTCTTTATACAGATTAAGCATAGTAAGACGTTGTTTCTCACTAGCCTTAATAAGCACTGGAGTTTTCTGTGCATTAGCATTAACATCAATAATCCTATCCAGATTATAAAGTCTTCTAGCAAACATCTTAATATCCAGAACGCTATTAGTATGAAGCATATTGTTATAGATAATAACGGAGTTATTACTCTTCAACATTTTCTGGTAGTTATTAAAACTACTATAGGCTCTTCTTATAAGCGGATAACCGTACACATCTAGTCTACCACTTACTATACAATCCAGACACAAGTCACCGATAACATCATCATTAAAGTAAACCATACAACCATTTTCAAAAAGATGTAATTCAAGGTATCTAGGGTCTACTGTTGGTGGTAAGTTCTTCCATTCAAACATAGAGATAGCAAGTTCTGTTAATCTGTGCAAGTACTGTAGGTACGTTCTGTTATTGTTTAACAGACTATCCTCAAAGTTTGTCTTAACAAGTCTATTTTTCACTTTGTCACCACCTTAACTTAAACTGTTATCTAGTTCATAGTTTCCAACTTCGTTAGCGTTTCTCCAAAATGTGATACCCCTATCATAGATTGATACTATCTTTCTAGTATCATCACTTGGAACACTACCACTAAGTACACATCCCACTGTTTTAACGTAATTCCAGTGTGGTCTTGCGTGAGTATTTATCCGTCCTATACTCTTAACAGCGTAACCGTACATAGTGAAGAAGTCATCTATCATTTTAGCGTATTGATAAGACACGCTACAACGACCACCGTAAAACTGTTGTTTACCAATAGCGGTATTTACACCACCATTATTAAAATTACCCTTTGACATATCAGCTTGAATACTAGCTTGGTAGAACTGACCTAAAAGATTACTTACTATGCCAATACTACCAGCTACAACACTAGCTTCTGGGTGCACACTATAGGTGCTTGATATAGCCATCTGACCTACTTGCGATATAGTATTAAGTGCTATTGGTACACTGTTCTGCGCTATCCACGCTTGATAAGCATCTACATTCCAGCTACACATAGGATAACTGTTTAACTGAATACTCTCATTATTAAGTGAAGTATAACCACCTAACTCACTATAGCTTGGAACACCCTTATAGCTATCTGGTCTAAGAGATACTATAACTGGTTGTGTTACTGTACCACTTATTTCAACAACTGGTTGATTATTATCAAAGAACTCATACCTAAGAGACAAGTCACTACCGCTTGCATTATCAACATGATAAAAGTTGTAAGGGTAAGTATACATTTTAGCGTTCTTAGGTAAGTAACCATCTAGTGTATCAGTCTTTGATACAATAGGTTTCTGGATAATACGCTTGAAACCATTAGCACCATAAGGTAATTTGTGTTCACTAGGTATTGTACCAACTAATATCTTAGGCAACATATACATAGAGATAATACTATCTGGTTTCTGTGTATACTCATTGATTTTAGCATTGATACCAGTAGTGTCTGTGCTATCATAAACATAAAGTTCAGCACTACCATAGATACCATCATAAAGTGTACCACTACTTTCACCATCTGTATCAACTATAGCTAAACAAACTAGCATATCTGTCATTTGTATTACTGGTTCATAATCATTGAACACATATTCACCACAATTAAGCGTTTCTGGTACGATATTATCACCAATAGCATCACTTAACGAGTGCTGTCTTTCAATAAAGCACTCTTCAACGTGTGCATCAAATAACCAAGTCTGTATAACATCAATTTCAAAAGTAATTTCTGTAGTTTCGTTGTTTATATACTCCACGCTATTGATAAAAGCATAAAACCACTTAGTACCAAAACTAGTATTCTGGAACATTAAGTAGTTACAATCATAATAATTGTCTGCTTTACCCTCAATCCTCATTGTACCCTTGTTTACTCTCTGGTAAGTATAGTTAACACAATTCTTTTTAACCATACTAGCAAAATAATTGTACTGTTCTGTAGCATCAGCAAAGTACAAAGTGTGGTCATATGTATTTTCAAGTGGTACGTTATGAAGTATTTTAACATTTGTGTTTGGTACTATATACATATTATCATCCTCTTTAAAATAAGGGTGGATGGGTTAACCACCCACCCTACAAACTTAGGAGTTCTTAGTAAGTGTTACCGTATCACCTACATCACTAGCAGTTGTGATAGCACTAGAAGCTGTGTATGTAGCACCACCAAGTTCTGCAACAAGAGTAATCTCTGTTTCTGCTTCACTAGCTGGAATCATAACAGCACCGTATGGGTGAACAGCTATACCATCATCAACCAGTGCATTTGTCTGTACAAACTTAAGACTAGATGGTGCAAGTGATACTGAATCGTTACTAACAAATGAAAGTGTTGTAGCAATATCACTAGTTGACTTATCAACTATCTCTACTGTTACTGAAGCTGGAAGAGAAGTTGAAGCTGTGCTAAGAGCAAACACAATAGCGTTTGCAAAAGGTGACACGCTAACTGTCTTCCATGTGTGATACCAGTAGTTCCAGTACAGTCCACTACCAATGTAGTTCTCTGTCATCTTATTGAGGTTATCATATACTTGGAAGAAGTTCTCATCAAGTATAACAGCCTTGACATCAGCCATGAGTGCTAACTCATCTGCTGTTACATCCTCAATACCATCACTGTTAGCCTTGATAACATCAAATCTCTCATTATCAAAACTTGTCCAGTTATCAATGAGGAAGAGTCTACCCATAAAATCAGCCTTTTCCATATTGAAAGCACTTGCAAGGACCTCAACGTCAAACTCTGCATTGAACATAGCGTCCATGAAGATAACCTGACGGTCTTTTGGAGTGTTAGTCTTAACACCAGCTTCGTTGTACTCATTTGACATAAACTGAATTATATTAGATGTACCACGAAATGCCTTAGCTGAATCCTTAAGGTCTGTACCATCACCAATAGAGGCTGGATATAACTTACCAGCACTGATAGACTTGATAAGAAGATACTTAAAGAGTAGGAACTCATCGTACTCTGCGGCGGTGTAAACTGAATCAACAACCTTTGCGATAAGGTTCTGTACACCATCAACAGAAACGAAAGCCATTCTTAAGTCCTCATCCTGTATAGTAATTGGGTACATAACTCTCCAATTCATTGTGTGGAAAGCTGACTTAATATCTGGAATAGTTCTCTTAAGTTCTCTTGCTGGTGCTTTCTCTGCTGAATAGTCAACTACGTTAGCAATCTGTACGAAGATGTCTTCGACAGTCTCACCAAACTCAAGATAACCTTTCTTAAGTATAGCATATGGGTTATTGAATGTAGCACTCTGTACTCTAACAAGTGCAATTCTGTTAACCAGTGCATTGATAAACTGATTTGCGAAAGCTGGTGTACCATAGATTACTTCACCAACTTTAGGTATGTCGTTAGCTGTGTTAACAACTGGTACATTCTGCTGATAATCATAGCTAGCGTTCTGTCTTATAACATTGATAATATCAATGGTTGAAGCATTTAAAGTATTAACTGCAATTCTTCTTGGCATTGCTTAATCTCCTTTCTCCTCTGTAAATAAATCTTCAAAGTTCATAGGTGTGTGTTCACCCTCTGGGTCTGGTGGGTCTACATCTGGTGTACCAGCTGGTGTACCTTCTGGCTCACCACTAAAGAATCTGTCTGTGTATTTCTTTCTCCACTCTTTGTCGTTCTCTTCGTACTTAGTTTTCCAGTCTTCCTTATCAGCTATCTTAGTATCGTAGTCATCAAGAGTGTCTGTAACATCTTCAAGGAAAGCAATACTATCATCATCTAATTCTTCACCCATTCTACCTTTAAGGGCTTCAAGTATTTCTGCTTTACTTCTAACAGCCATAGTGTTCTCCTTTCTACCAATATCTTATCTTCATCCACACGGGCATTTTGGTTTTAGGTAAGGACGGAGTACCACCACCACCACCACCAGCGGAGAAGTATCTATACAACATAACAGCGTTATTCAATATTTCGTCGACTGATAGGTATCGGTTTCCATATATCCAATCTGTTATGCTTGTATCGTTAGCGTGTTCTGTAATATAATCATAAACTGTGTTAGCTTGTGTAACCCTAGTATCCCAACTAGCGTCATGTATACCCTCCCAACACCAGTTCCAAGCGTGTGTAAGTGTAGTCAAATCTGTGCTTGTGCTGTTTAGGAAGTCACTAATACTAGTGAATTGTGGATATTCTGTTTTAGGTGTCCAATAGTTTTCTGCTACTATGTATTCACACTGTGCGTTACCATCTGTTATAGTGTAACCGTGTGAATCTAGCCACGCTTTTAACTTGTACAATCTACCTTGTGTATCTCCACCAGTGTTAGTCCACTGTCCTAAACCGTAACCTACATTCAAGTCTGTCCAACCACCAACACTTAGGCTTTCCCATATAGCTGGGTTAATGTTAGACTCTGTCCAGAAGTTACCGCACATAGCACTAATAACTGACTGTGAATATCCATAACTACTAGCACCGTTTCCGTATCTAAAGAGCCTCTGGAAACTACGTGTGTAGTTTGAGATTGATACTTGGCTAGCTAGGTCTGTGTTTGCTGTGTGAGCACCCATAAATGTTCCAGCACCTTGACCACCAGTGTAACACATTTCTGTGTGGGTTGGGTTTACACCTATGTCACCAGCTAAGTACTCACCGTTAGGGTCAACTTCTGTGAAACCTAAAGAAAGTAATACGTCTGGCATTGTATAGGTTGTAAAAGCATTATTGTTTGGTGCGTAACTAGGTGTTTCAAAACCACCAGCATTGAGTGCGTAATTGATAAAAGACGAACAATCATAATATGTTATACCATTGACTGTCTGCTGGTTTCTGTAGGGTTGACTGTACCCTACATCACCAGCGTTGCACGTCTGTATAGCCCACGTATACGCTTTGTTAATATCTGGTGTACTTGAACTATTGTTCTGTACCGCTTCTCTCATACTAAACAGTTTGTCCGACAACTGTTTTCCGTCTGCGTGAGTATTAAGATTATGAAGTTCATCCTTAAATTCTTCACTCATTTACTTATCCTTTTTAATGTGAAAGATACTCATCAATTTATCTGGTGAGAGGTCTGGATTTATCTTGTAGATATTCTCAATGATTGACACCAGTTCAGTGGTACAAGCATATAGTATTATAATAGGTAGAATGTTATTTACGTTGAAACCTATCCTATATCCTTGTGTATCTACTAACCAACCCAAGAAGTAACAAAACAGAAAACCAACCTTCTTGAATAATCCATCACGTAGTTTGCTTGATTGTATGTCTCTTAATTTGATACCAGCTATGATACCAGTTAGTAAGTCCATACAGTTAAATATTAGTGCAACTATGATTGAGTATATGCTATTCATGATTTCCATCCTTTCACCTTGATACTTTATTATAGCATATTATTTGACTTTTTGCAAGCATTATGTTATAATTTATAGGAAAGGAGCGGAAAGCCTATGAGCAATAAGTACTATGATGGTACAAAACTTTTGTCAATGAATGACATATCTGGAAAGAAACCAGAAATATATATGGTTACTACTAATCGTACTGGTGGTAAGACAACATATTTTGGTAGGTTAGTTGTTAATAGGTTTCTTGATAAGGATGAGAAGTTCGGTCTTATCTATAGATACAACTATGAACTAGATGATGTCGTTGATAAGTTCTACAAAGATATACATAGTTTGTTCTTTCCTATGCATAGTATGGAAAGTAAAAGACGTGCAAGTGGTATCTTTCACGAACTGTTCATAGATGGTAAGAGTTGTGGTTACGCTCTGTCACTTAACAGTGCTGACCAGATAAAGAAGTATAGCCACTTATTCAGTGATATACAACGTATGATATTTGATGAGTTTCAAAGTGAAACAAACCACTACTGTAGTGATGAGATTAGAAAGCTACTTAGTATTCACACATCAGTTGCACGTGGTCAAGGTGAACAAGTACGTTATGTACCAGTCTATATGATAGCTAATCCAGTGTCACTTATCAATCCGTATTATACGACACTTGGTATCTCTGCTAGGTTAAAGGATGATACTAAGTTCTTAAGGGGTGATGGGTTCGTACTTGAACAAGGTTTCATTGAAAGTGCATCACAACAGCAAAAGGAATCTGGTTTCAATCGTGCGTTCGCTAAGAATGAGTATGTTGCGTACAGTAGTGAGTGCGTGTACCTTAATGATAATAAGAGTTTCATTGAGAAACCTACTGGTACTTCTAGGTATATCTGTACTCTTAGGTATGATAAATGTGATTATGGCATACGTGAGTTTGCTGACTCTGGTTATATGTATTGTGATGACCATCCAGATAACACATTCAAGATTAAAATATCAGTCACCACTGATGACCACGATATTAACTATGTTATGTTAAAAAAGAATGACTTTATTTTGTCTAACCTTAGATACTTATTTGAGAAAGGTTGTTTTAGATTTAAAGATTTAAGGTGTAAACAAGCTGTGCTATCAGCTTTGAGTTATTAGGTATCTTCTGGTGTTAATGTGTGTAAGCACATAAGATAGCACGGTTGAAACATACCGCTTGTGTGACTTTTCGATATTGCTAGTCGTGCATTTCATTACATCAGTTGTAGATATATTAAAGAAAGAGGGTGTACCTTTGGTACATCCTCTTTTGTTTTAATTAGTTGGTGTCTATATCAATATTTTCTATTCTCGCTCTTGTTTCCAACACATTTAAATATTCATACATATAGTAAAGCTGAGCACAATAAAGTTCTCTAGGAGAAGTTGGCTCAAAATCTAACTCTGAGTTATCCCATTTTATGAGCATATTTTTTAACTTATCAATTCTAATTTTAAGTTGACGATATTCATCTTTGAATCTTTCTTTATAATCCATTTGTACCCACCTTTCTATTTCATTTCATATGTAGTTTCAACCAGTAGGATACCACCCATTATCCTCTTTGGCATTAGCTTTGATGGTACTTTTAATCCAGCTTTGAAGTCTGAATATTCCCTCTTGATTGGCTTGTGCGTATCAGTTGTAAATAAAAACTCTAGTTCTTCTTGGGTGTACTTTGTTTCGTTATAGACTGCATCACCTTTTAATGATAGTTCAAATAATGCTTTACACTTGTCTGGCATACCAGCACACTTTATGTTGTCATATGGTGTGTCTATTGGTTCTAGGTTTTCTGCTACTATATGTTCTATGTATGTTTTCTGCCTAGTGAATATAGCTTTATCCCAACAGCTTTCTAGTTTCCAACAACAGAAGTCTTTATCATGTACCTTGATACCTTTGATTTGTTCTGGTGGTAGGTCACAATGTATGCTGTCTGTATCTGCGTAAATGAATCCAGCTTTGTCAACACCATAATAGTTCTGTTGTGCGGCACGTATTGTAAAGTTCCTAGCGTAAGAGGTTATCGCACTTCCTACTGGTATATATCCAGCTTGTTTATTGTGTTCTACTATCGGATAGAATCCAACAGATTTGTCCTCTTTTTCAAACGCTAGTTTGAATGAACTGTCTGTACTACTTGCCATCTTTCCATAAAGATTATTGAGAAAGAGTTTTGCTAACTCACGTAAAGCGTCTTTGCTCTCCATTTTGATTTTCTTGTACTTGTCTATGTACTCATCAAATATACCTATTCTGCTATAAAACCAGCAACCATCTATTATCTCAAAGTCTACTAGTTCGTATTGGTCTTTGAGTAATTCATAGTCCGTCATTGTTAGTACCATTTCAATACGTGTGTCGTGCAAGTTTCCGTCACTGTCTTTGTAGTGTGTATAGTATCTGTTTGTTTTGTAGTCGTATACATCACTGGTTTCTAGTGACTCTGTACCTTTGTATAGTAAGTTGTTCTTGATTTGTATAAATGGTAACTTGTTTGGTTTGATGTAGAATCTTGTCTTTACTCTTATGAAGTAGTACTTATCTGGTTCAAGTGCTCTGTCTGGAATGAAGTTCCCATACCAAAATGTTGGTACACCTATTGGGTATCTGTTTCCACTTTCACTGTGCATCATAGATGGATAAAGTGAGTTAACATCTGCTGTTGTACCGTTGGTGTATATCTTGTCTTCTTTTCCTTTGACTAGGTAACACCATCCACCACGATAACTTTTGCGTATGTAGTCACCAGCGGTTGGATAAGTGTGACAAGGGTCTATGTTAATGTTGTACATATCTGGGTACATTTCGTCATAGTCTAAGTCGTTCTTAAGTGACGCTTTGCATATAGCTTTGTACTCCGATAAACAACATGAACCTATGGTTAACTTGTTGTGACCCTCATTGAACATTATCTCTAATGCTTCTTTGACAACTAGTACGTCATTAGCTATGTACTCTTTTTCCTTGTCTGTTATTGTACAACCAGCGTATCTAAAACCTTTGTACTCCATGTCTAACTTCTGGTGCTTGGTCTTGAATGATTTTCCTATACGCTTTACGCTGAATGGTAACAACTTCAAGCTGTCTCTCAGTTCTATGTAGTGCTTGTTAACCTTGATAATTAAGGTGTACCACATACCTTTGTCACTGATTGAGTACTTGAAAGAATTGTTTTCCATGAATCGTTCTTTCTGCCATGATACATCCAGTGGGTTCTCGCTGTTGTGTACTATTGCTTGTTTGAATCCTTTGTCTACTAGCAAGTAGGATAACCAGAACGCTCCGTCAAACTTTAAGTTATGATAGTAACATATTACGTTACAATCCAGCGACTTGAAGTAGTCAAACTGTTCTCCGATACTGTGAAAGATGTGTACGTCTTCTGTGTATAACTCTACACTAGCACTTGCCCAAACTTCTGTATTTGTCTGTCCTTTGTAAACTGTTGTCTCAAAGTCACCCACAAATATTCTGGATTGCTTTTTCAACGTATATCAATCCATTCGTCAAACTCATCTAATATCACACTCACCATTTCTGGAGTCATCTCTGGTAGATAGTGTAGCATCTCTCCTACATAGTTTCTTAGCTTAGAGTTATTGTATGCTATTTCCCACGTTAGTATTACTCCACTAGCTGAACCTTCTTGTATCATCTGTGCTACATCATCCCTACCATACTTAGCTATCAGTGAGTCTAACCACGCTGTGATATATGGCTCTGCTTTGTTTGGAAAGTTCTTTAATTCTTGTCTGTACATTCTTAGTATAGTATCTGTATAGAATGATGTACTTTCGTTTACTTCTGGTGGGTGTGGTCTGGTTGGTTCTTGCGGTCTGTATGTTTCTTGTTCTGGTTCAACGTCTTGTTCAATATCTTGTACAACGTTTTCATCTTGTTTTTTCTGTAGTTTATCTCTTAAGCTGTCAATCTTTTCTTGTGCTTCTTGTTCACGTTCACGTTGTTTTCGTTCTTTCTTTTGTTTCTTCTTTTCTTCTTCCTTGCGTTTTCTTTGACGTTCAATCTTGTCTGCTTCGTTAGAGTAATCTACATGGAACTTTTGTTTTGCTCTAGCTTTAACAGCTTTCTGTATCTGGTTTGACGTTAAAGATAGATTAGCTTTGTTCTCTGTATTAGCTTTAAGATTTTTACTGTAGTATATGTTTTCTTTTCTTAGCTTTACTATGTCCTTCTTGGTTGGTTTCTGTTGCGGTGATTTTGTACTTGATAAGTCTACCTTGATACCCTTTTGCTGTGCTTTTCTTAGTATCTTTTGCTGTCTCTGTAGTTGCTTGTTGTACTGTCTAGTAGTTTTAGATTTCTTAGCCATAAGATTTAACCTCACTTTCTGTCAAGAAAAGGGATAGCATTTTGTGCTATCCCTTGACTCAACATATTATCTTAGGATTAAACTACTTTTTCTTTGTAGCTTTCGTGTCTATTGACTTTACATCTAAGATACAGTTTATATAATCACGACCAGCCTTTGTCTTGCCACTAATCTTGACGATTGAGAAAGGCTTGTCACCCATAATTGTTATGATGTCGTTCAAACTTCTCTTAAAGGTTGCACTCTGGAATGAATATACCTCACTATCTGGTGTGATAACAGATACAATGTGATTAACCTCTCCAGTGTCTTCCTTTTCATCATCAAACTCAATGAATCCATCGATTGCAATAGATGTATTGTCTGGTACATCTTTCATTGACCTGATAGATGGTGCTACTGTCATAAGATACTTTTCTACTTCGTTGAACTCTCTGCTTTCCTTTGTAATTGTAATCATAGTTTTGTTCTCCTTTTCATTTTAAATATGTGTTTGTGTTACTTTGTCTCTGTTGCTGTTTCTCTAGGTGGAAGTACTGAAGCGTTCTCTATGAACTGCTGTTCTGTCATTCCATAGAGTGTCTCGACTACTTCGCTCTGGAGTATTGCAACTGGCTTAATCTGCTCAGTTTCCAGAAGGGGCTTTACAACTTTCATAAGGGCTTCGTTGTTCTTGTATGAACGTGGTACTGTAATCTGCTCAGTTATTGTATCACCAGCTTCAATATCACAGCACATAACTGTTGCCTTAGTAGTTGTAATTGTTCTTGTTACCATTGGTGTTCTTGCCATAGTTCTCTTTTCTCCTTTCGTTTAGTTTGTATGTGTACCCATGTTTGGGTGAGTGGATAGGTGGGTATCGAACCCACGACATTGGGGTGGTGTCTTTCCTCTACTATCCAGCCTTTTCTTGTGAGGTAAAAATATTATGAGTGAACTCTTTATCACTACACTTATAATTATAAGGGATAAGTAAGATTTTGTCAAGTAAAAGTTTAAAACTTTTTCTTAAAATGTCGGTACAAAAGTATGTCTCTATACTGTTTTGCTATCTTCTCTGCTAACTGTTCTGCTGAGATACCAGATATAATTTTACTGGTGATACTTATCTCTTTGTAAAGGTAGTTTAGCTGGTGGTGATAGTATATTTCGATTGTTAAATCGTCATCATCTAGGTAACACTTGATGTAGTCGTTTGTGTACTCTTTCATTGCTATCATAAAGTTCTTCTTGAAGATGGTGTATGGGTTTTCTGTATAGTGTGCTGGTGGGTTTGCTGTGCACTCGGTGAGGTCACCGTGACAGAAAACCTCTGGCGCACATTTTTGACCATAGCATAGCGATTTTCTGTAGTATCTGCATTTTTCCATAGCTATTTTAATTCCTTTCTTCTGTTGTGAGTTTCTTTGAAGTCATCTATGGTACGTTGTATCATATCTGCTATCTCTTCTTTTGATTTGTAAGTGTATAAGTTTGGGTCAATTTGTATCTTGTAGTTGATTAAATCACCAGTTTTCTCAACACCTACTATTTGTACGCTTCTTTCTTTGTAGATTTTGTCTTCTTTAGCTGTCAAATAGTCACCACCTTTCTAATCTTCGTAGAATCTACTAAACCAGTATTCATCTATATTTAGTTCTTCACATAACTCTGTTATGTCTCCATAGTCTGCATTGTTAACTATCCATTTAATAAGTCTCTTGATAAATGTTATATCTCTTCCAGTTAGTTGCATTATAACACCACCTTTCTACACTGAAATAAATACTCTTAATGTGTATGGGTCTGCTGGTTCAACCTTGTTTACCTTGCAATCCTTGTATAACATATAATGTTCATACTTGTTGTCATCTACTTTGTAGAATCTGTCAACCTCTGTGAATCCATTGGTTAGTAATACTACATTGACTTCGTCGATTACAGACAATAGTTTGTTTAATCTCATAGTTTTCACCTCTTTTCTTAACTCTTATTTTTGAATTGCTAGTCAAGGAATCGAACCTTGATTTAAGCAACCAGCCTAGCTAGTTAGATTAGACTAACTTCGTGTATTATGCTTATGCTCTTGGTGGTAGTTCCTTTGCAAGTTCAATGAACTGCTGTTCTGTCATACCATAGAGCTTCTCTTCGGTTTTTACGTCCTCAATGTTTACGATTTTGTAATTGTCATTTTCGTAGTTCTTCTTGAGTGCCTTGAGGATTGTTGCATTGTCTGGATAGTCTCCAGAAAGTGTGTAGGCTACAATGTCAACTTGTGCGGTTTCTACGTTAACACCCATTGCCTTAACTGTTGTCTCTGTAATTGTTCTTGTTACCATTCTTTCTCTTGCCATAATTTTAATCTCCTTTTCTTTTTTATTTTTGTTTATGGTTTTGTCACCTTTGTAGTGAGTGGCTATCTAAGGAATTGAACCTTAGACAAAGTCACCAGATAGCCTATTTATTCATAATATATTTGTCGTGTAGTGCGTCTATGTATTTGTAGATTAAGTCAATGTCATTATTTGTAAATCGTTCTGCACTGTTGCTGTAATTCCACGCTTGAATAAATCCGAAAACGTAACCAGTTGTTCTTGAATATTGACATCTTTTATATTCGAGTGAATATACAGAACTTTCAAGGTATTCTTTGTACTCTCTTAATATCCTTATGATAGACCTATAATGTCTCATGTTGTTTACCTCACTTTCTTATTTATATAGCGTCATCAAAGTCATGTACTTCATGAAAATTATTGTCTAAAATATGAAACCAACTTTTGTAATCTTCAAACTTTCCACCGTGTAATTTTACGCATTCCTTTATGGCCAACTGTACTTGTAAAATAACTTGTAATTTTGTATAACCTTTGGCCGGCTGTGCGTGAAAAGGTATATTGTCATAATTTGCAATATAGTATCTCATAATTACACCTCCCTATTAAAATCTCTCAATAGTACCATCTGCCCAAATAATAATCATTTTCATTTTACCTCACTCTTATTTATTTCAAAATGTCTTGTTACTTTTCAGTTCCAGCAACCGCATATTATACAATCACTAGCCCTTACTTCTTTCACTTAGTCCATTTTGTTGAATGGCTAGTGCTGGAATCGAACCAGCACCAAGTCACCAGATAGCCTATTTATCTAATAAGATTATGTATGAGTTGCTTGCTGTCTCTAAGAATATCGCTTTTTGTCCTTCGTAGATACCTTCCCACGCTACGCTATATTGAAATGTGTTATGTGAGCATATATGGAAGTCGTGTGCGTTGGTTGTGTGACAATACTTGTCAAAGCACTCTTCCCAGCTTCTTTCCTTCTCTACACTACATCTACCGTACACGTCTAGTAAATAATATCCTTCGTAGTAGTTTGCTCTGTTTATGAGTTCTTGACCCTTCTTTGTACTTCCTTTAATAATAGTAGCCATATTGTTTACCTCACTTTCTTTTATATAATTTATTGTATTGGCTAGTGCTGGAATCGAACCAGCACCAAGTCACCAGATAGCCTAATTGTTATAGTATCCTATTGACTCTAAGTAGTCATATGTTTTATCCGCTTTTTCTTTATATAAATCTGCTATTAAGTCTTCACCTTTATTTCTATATTCTGTCACCATCTTGCTACAATATGATGATACTATATTAAGTATTCCTTCATACCCCCATACTGAAAAATCAATGTTACTATTTGTTAATACTTTTTTAAATTCGCTAGCCGTCATATTGTTTTACCTCACTTTCTTATTTTTGGCGCACTTTAATACACTAAAGTGGTACATCTTCTTTCTTTTCTTTTCTTGAGTATAGTATACTAAATATAGGCATCAAAATGGCATCATTTCCGTTACATTTATATAAAGTTTATATTAAGTTTGTGTTAACTTTTATAGTGTAAATTGTAACACATTTGTAACAATATCAGTTGTGCTGGTGCTGGTGCTGGTGTCGGTGTCGAGGTGATGTCGGTGTCGGTGCTGGTGTCGGAACAATAGGTGTCAACTTTGAACTTAAGTTAAATGTCTCTAACTAGGTGCGTGTGATGTACACTCAATGGGGAAAATGAGAAAGGCGTTTGGATAATACAGGCAAA